CTCAGGTTTATTGTTTGGTACAGTAATGTTTTTATCATCATTTTGGCTTTTCATTTCTTTCAAATTTTTGTCTTTTTCTTGCACTTTTGGATCAACACTACCAACATCATCAACAGGTGGCCTCGCTACCTCTCTTATTGTTTTTGAATCATTATCATCAGCTGGAACCATTACCGTATCTCCATTTTCTCTACGGTATTTTTCTTGTTCATCTGAAGTATTTTTACCTTTAGTTTCATCAGAAACAGTTTCAACTTCAACTTCAACTTTATCTTTAGACTTCTCAGACCCTTTAATCCCCAACAAATCTGCTTCTTGAACTTTTGTATTTTGCTCTTGCTCTGAGGCAGGTGGAACATAAATTTCTGCTTCCAAGCCCTGCTGAGAAGGAACTCCATCCAATAACTCATTAGCTCTAAGTTTTGCGCTATCTTTAGCTCTACCTTCCTCCTCCAACTTACTAACTTCACCTTTAACTTCTCTTGCAAGTTTTGCATCGTCTACTTTTGAAGTTTGTAAAACAAGGTCAACATCTAAACCGCTACCTTTTATAACACTAGGCGCATCTGCTGAATAGTCTTTAATAAATTCTCCCACAAGCAAAGGATTATCTTGCAATAATGGGCCAAGTTTCGTTGGATTTTTTACAAGATCGTCGAATGTAGATCTGTTATCATCACTTATACCTCCACCTGCACGGTCCTCACTAAACTCCCTATGAGGATTCCTGTCATTTATTCTTTGCCGCTTTTTAGCATTCACCCCTCTTCGGAAAGGGTTAACTGCATTATTAGCGGCATTTGCCGCCTTTCCAGCAGCTTTAGCAGTTCCCACTGCCGCTCCGGCTACAGCCTTAGCTGGCTTAACAACTGTATAATCTACGGCTGTTGCCGCTGGCTTAACAACATAATTATTAACACCCTGCCTAACATCTCTCCTAACATCTTGTTTAGCTAGGTTCTCTTCTCTTTTATTGGTACGCCTTTCATGCCAGTCTTCATCTCGCCCAGCGGCAGCTCCGGCTTCCTTAATTAAGTCTACAGCATTTCTTTTATATCTGCCATTTTTACTGCTAATATCAAGCCCTTCTTGACCTATCTCTCCTTTTTCACCACCTTTTACTCCTTGAACACCGGGGATATTTAATTCATCTTGTATATTCTTAGTAAGTAATTGAGTTCTTTCTTGCAATTCTTCTTTGCTATCAATTTGGTCGTAACCACCATTTTTAACAATACTGTTAATTAATTTATATTTATCTTCAGCCTTACCTTTTACTCCAGCAGCTTTTAAGGAGCCATCAATAGCACCATAAGCAGCTTGATACTGCTCGCTTTCTGACCTCACCTTATCCTCAACTTTTTCTTCAGGACTTTTTTCCGGCTCAGTCTGCTCTCGACCTTGGGCCTGACTCTTCTCTTGACTATAACCACCGCGCGAGCCTTCACTTAAAGCCATTGCATAATCTCTATCTTCTCTAGCCTGCTGCTTTTCATTCATGGACTTAGACCCATAATAAGCAGCAACACCAACGGCAACCAAAGGCAAAAGAACACCACCCGTTAGAACTGTTAACAAAACAGCAGCACCTGCAGCAGCCATGGCTTTAGTTCCATCAGAACCCGCTTGAGCTTGCTTGCTGTCTGCCCTGTCCATAATATCGCTTCTTCTATCTCTTATCCTACGCTGCAGCTCTTCTTCTTTTAACTGTTGATTCAACTGCTGTTCTCTTGTAAGTTCCTGCTCTTGCTCAGGGGCTTCATTTTTATCTTTTGCCATATGTTAACTACTCCTATACACTAGCCTGCGTTATTAATTGTTAGCTGCCTAATACTAGCCTTCAGACCACTGTTTCATTCTTTTTTGCATCTGCTCCGTTGCCTCTCTGGCAGCCTGAGCTTCTGGGGAATCATCGTTCTCAAATTCATTATAAACTACTATATAATCTTTATATACCTTAGAGTTACTTACTCCTCTTGATGCATTTGCTACCGTTATATAATAATCTTTTCTTTTAGCGTATCTTGGATCAGCTGCAACGCCTTCTAGATACTTAGCAAACTTTTCCAAACCATTAGCCGGATTGTCTTTCATCATTTCACCCATATATTGAGCTAATGTCACTCTTTCTTTTTCAGGAATATCAGGGTCGCCTATTATTTCCATAAGTCCCATCATCTCGTCCGACATAGCCATCTCTTGTGAAGCCTGAAGCATCCTTGTTCCAGTCTCGCATTGAGCCATTTTATCTTGCATATTTTTAACTTCAGCTTCTATATCGTCACTGTGTTTAGCCATGTTCTCAACTATAGACATATACACCCCATCCTTTTTTAAAATTTATGTGAGATTATCAGTTATTTATTAACATTATATTACAATCTTAAATGCTTGTCGAAACAAAACTTAACTAACATTAATAATGAGCAATAACCTGCTATACAAAAAGCTTTTTTAAGTAGGGGATTATACACTACTAAACAGACTTTGTAAAGTTTACGTTACCAGAGCTTTCCAAAACAACTAAAAAGTCCTCTTGAGAATTAACACTTCCTAGCCTTTGATACTCAGATACTACAAAAGCCCCGGATACCATATCTCCGTTACCAAAATGTAACTGAAAGTTACTATCTGTATTCATAAAAGCACATTCCCTTAGCACCTCCTCGGAAGTAGAATTAAGAAAATATCCTCTGCCGTTTATTGATAAGGATGCAATGCCCGTTTGCGAATTTATGCTACGATATTTGCCAGATGAAAGATTATTTGCACTTATAATCTCATTATTTAATTTCATTCCGGTACTTATTAAACCACCAATGCCAGTAAACACCTCTGTAGGCGTTGCCCCGTCACCAATTTTTAATATTACATTTTCTCCTTTTTGAGCAACCATAAAAACCTCTTATCTAATTTTCTTGAACTAAAAAGCTAAATGCAACACTCGCTTTCCAAATTAGCCCATCTGAGAGCCTATCAAAGGCCGATGATACATATGTAGAATTTACCATTGTACAGCCGGACATTGACAATAAAGTTCCATTTAATACGCGCCTTACCTCATGTATTATATCTTGTAGCTCTTTATTACCCCTTTCTTGTGAATAAGCATTCAAAACAACAGTAGCTTTTATTCCACTAGATGTTTTTGTAGACCAGTCACTACTATTAAAAGACGAAAAATCAATATATGGATAAGATGTATCTTGTGGAACATGACTATAAACTCCACTAACCAGCCCTGATATTGCTCCATCATTATCTAACGCACTAAATATCGCTTTTTGCAGCTCAAAAATACAATCCGTCATGTTGCCACTCCTTCTTCTGCAAAGATTTCCAGAAATTCATTTTTTTCATCAACATTTATTACGCTTTTAATGTTCAAGGCCTTGTTTTCAAATAATATTCGCATTTTAGTATCAATCCCACTTACGTAACGTATTGTAATTTTATAGAATGTCTTATCTTGAAGTTGCCCTGCAAAACTCTTTTCTGAATTGAAGTTTCTTCCAAGTGATCCCGACAAATTATCAAGCTTCGCCCAAACAGTAGTTAAATTAGACCAACTAACTGTGTTTCCCCCTATAGTATCAGGAGTCAGCACCTGACTTTGCAAAGTAATCTTGTGCCTCATTTTTGAAGCAACATCCTTATATTTAGACATAATTGCTCCTTAGAGTTTAAGTAATTTATATGGAGAATAAAGTATTTTTGATTGAGGCGGAATAACATTAGCGCCTGCTCTACCATCATACATGGCTAAAATATGTGTTAACATTCCTTGTTTTATGGGGCTTGGAACATCACTTGCTATATTGCCATATCCGGCTAAATAAATTATTTCCACTCTATGGCTAATGATATTTGCATCAAATATAAGCTTTTGATTGCCACTACTCAAATAGTAAGCATTACTATTTATTAGCGTACTAGATTCATCCCTTCCAACAGCACTTACGGAAGTTATTGACTGCACAGGCCCCATAGTAAGTTTAACAATTGATGGACAATAAGTATTATATGATATTTTCCAGCTTTGATTAATAAGTGAGGCTTTTAAATACTTCTCTGCGTTTTGCCTTGCAGTTGATATAAGGTTAGTAATCAATGTGTCATCATCTGATCCATCAACTTTAAGATAGCCCTTTACCTCACTTAAAGTAAGCGGCTCAGTTGTTGGAGCTGATTCAAGCTCCAATATAGCTTTATTCATCATCAAAAATCTCCTATGATTTTCTTTGTTTAGATTTCAATTTTTCTGCGTAACCTAATGAAAAAAAGTACCTTGCTAAGCTATCTTTAACTATGTACTTTTGTCCTGCGTAATATTGCTTTACAATAAATCCATCTTCTGTTCCTTTTTTAGTCTGCAGCATCCTGATCAGCACCATATCAAATACCATTTTTGTATGTGGCTATCTAAAATTTACATTTTACTAAAAACTAACTGTTCCTTTTTAGAGACTTATTAATTGCTTTAGCCATAGCTAAAAACTGTTGACTTGATGAAGGCGAAAATTCTCTTGAATACTTATTAGAATGGCTACTTTCATTTTGCATTTGAGAAATAATTTGGTCACTAATAATACTGCCAAATATACTTCCACTATACTCTTTATTGACGATATCCTGTAATGAATCAGATGAGTTTTTAATCACATCATTACTTTGCTTAGTAACTATTTCTTTTAAAATATCTTTGATAGAATCCAGATCATTTGTTAGTATTTTATCAAAGTCTTTAAGTAACTGATCTTTAATCTCATTACCAATATCTTCAAACTGTTTTTTAATTTCATCTGAAAAATCATCAATTCTTTTTTGAATTACTGTATTATTATCGGACATAAAAACCTCAACATTTTAATTATATATCACCTTTGGTTTTATTACCCCCTCACCAACAACCACCTTTGGTATAAAAAAGCGACTTTTATGTCCCAAAAAGCGAAACTATTTAAT